AACCACCCAGTAGATAAAATTGATATTGAATTCTTTATTGTTAAACGTAAATTATTTGAGAGTGAAGATTTTGCTATTCGTCGTATTCAAATATTTACACCCCCATCAGGTAAAATTAAATTATCTAAAGCAACTCAATCTATCGATTCATTTATAAGTGAAGCATTTAATTTGAATGGATATAAAAAGGTAGAACATCAACCTAAAGTAAATGGAAATTGTAACTTTTGCCCATTCAAAGGTGTACATTTATGTAAAGCAACATATAATAATTAAGTTATATAAAAATATACATCTTCCCCCTCTCCCATATATTTATATATAAACAATAATTAATATATAAAATCATGAGTGAAAAAAACCAACAATTAACTAGTGTAAAAGTAGACAAAGATTTATTTGAAGAATTCAAAATCAACTCAATCAAATTAAAATTCAGCTTCCAGAAACTATCTGAACGAGCTATGTTTCTATACAACACAGACCCAGAATTCCGTAAAATGATACACAGTGTTAAAATAGACTTGGATAATCAAGACTAAATTAGTATATTCCATGAAAAAATAAGTTATATGAAAGAAAAATTAGGTTATATCCCCCAACATCAACGCAAGAAAATATTATTTATATCAGACGATATTCGTGTTCATAGTGGGGTGGCAACTATTGCACGTGAATTAGTGATCAATACATGCCATCACTTCAACTTTGTTTGTATTGGGGGAGCAATTAAGCACCCGGAAGCAGGTAAGAAATTTGATTTATCTGCAGACACAAATAATAATGCAGGTATAACAGATTCTCAAATAATGCTATACCCAGTAGATGGATATGGTAATGCTGATATACTTAGACAAATCATCCAAATCGAGAAACCGGATGCGTTAATGTTTGTAACAGACCCACGTTACTTCGAATGGTTATTTGCTATTGAGAATGAAATTAGAAAAACTGTACCTATGGTTTATCTAAATATTTGGGACTCACCAGTACCTTACCCTCTATGGAATAAAAAATACTATGAATCATGTGATGCATTATTAGCTATTTCCAAACAAACTAAAAATATAAATGAAGTTGTGTTGGGTGATAAAGCTAAAGGTAAAGTAATTAAATATTTACCACATGGTCTAAACCACAATATTTTTAAACCATTGGATAAATCAACCCATGAATTAATTGATTTTAAATCAAAATTATTTGGTGGTAGAGAATTTAAATTCACGTTATTCTTCAATTCAAGAAACATACGTAGAAAACAAATCATAGATACACTATGGGCATATCGTTTATTTTTAGATAAACTAACACCAGAACAAGCTCAACAATGTGCTTTTGTTTTACATACTGAATTAGTAAGTGAACATGGAACAGATTTACCAGCATGTGTTGATTACTTATTAGCTGACTATAAAAACAACATCATATTCTCAACTGATAGATTAGATGCACATCAAATGAATCTATTGTATAACTCAACAGATACTCAAATTTTATTAAGTAGTAATGAAGGTTGGGGTTTAGCATTAACCGAAGCCATTTTAGTTGGTAATCCAATTATAGCAAACCAACAGGGTGGAATGATTGATCAAATGAGATTTGAGGACGAAAATGGTGAGTGGATTAATTACACACCAGATTTCCCTTCAAACCATAGAGGAACATACAAAAACCATGGTGAATGGGCATTCCCTGTATTACCAACAAATATTTCAATCCAAGGTTCACCAACTACACCTTATATAAGTGATGATAGATGTAGACCAGAAGATGCTGCAGATAGAATATTTGAGGTATATTCGCTAGATCCAACTGAACGTAAACGTAGAGGATTAAGTGGTAGAGAATTCGCATTGAATGAAGGTGGATTTACCGGAGAAGTAATGGGAAATAGAGCAGTTGAATATATTGATGAATTGCTTTCAACTTGGAAACCACGTAAATCTTACGAGATAGTAAATGCTACTAAACACCAATTAGATACAACAAGAAATACTCAATTAGTATATTAAAAGTTATGAATATAAATAAACCAACATGCGTATTTTATGGCGCAACTGATACATTCTCAGGATATGGTTCTCGCGCGCGCGATATCGCTAAAGCACTAATCGAATTAAAGGGAGAAGAGTGGGACATTAAAATCCTATCGTGTAGGTGGGGTGCTACCCCTAATGGCTTCATCCAAGCACATCCAGAATGGGAATTTTTAAATGAATACATTCAACCAAACCACCAATTAACCTCACAACCAGACTATATGTTCTGGAATACAATCCCAAGTGAGGGACAAATAGTAGGTAAATGGAATTGTTTAATTACTGCAGGAATTGAATCTACTATTGCACCAGCGGAATGGGTTGATGGTTGTCAACGTATGGATCTTGTGTTAGGTTCATCTAAACACACTATTGATATTTTACGTAATAGTAAATTTGAAAAACGTAACCAAAATACAAATCAAGTAGAAGGAGTAATTGAATGGAACAAACCCGGAGATACATTATTTGAAGGTATTGATGAAGTTACATATAAACCACAAACAACATCCAAATTTAATTTAGATAATATTACTGAAGATTTCTGTTTTCTATTTAATTCAATGTGGGTAGGTAATTCTCCAATAGGTGAGGACAGGAAAAACATTGGTTTATTAATTAAGTCATTCTTTGAAACATTTAAAAATAAAACCAACAAACCAGCATTAATATTAAAAACAACTACTGTTGGTTCTTCCTATTCAGATAGAGACGAAATATTGAAACGAATTAAACAAATCCAATCTACCGTTAAATCAACTAACCTACCTAACATATATTTGTTACATGGAGATGTAACAGATGAGGAAATTAATGAATTAAATAATCACCCTAAAGTAAAAGCAATGGTAAATCTTACTAAAGGTGAAGGTTGGGGAAGATGTATGGCTGAATTTTCAGTTACAAATAAACCAATCATTACTACAAATTGGAGTGGCCATTTAGATTATTTAAAACCCGAATTCACTACGCTTTTAAACGGTAATTTAACACCTATACACCCATCAGCAGCGAATAATATGCTCTTGAAGGAAGCGAGTTGGTTTAGCGTTGACTATGGTCAAGTGGGGTATTACTTAAATGATATGTTTGAAAACTATAAAAAATATAGTGAATTAGCTAAACGTCAAGGTTACTATAGTAGAACAAATTTCTCCTTCAATAAAATGAAAGAAAAATTCGGTGGTATACTAGATAGTTTACCTAAATTTGCTCAACCAGTTAACTTGGTTTTACCACAATTACAGAAGAAAATAGAATTACCTAAATTGCAAAAAATATAACATGGAACAATACGATGAAATTATAGATTGCCCTAAAAGCTCCGGGAATCTTTGCTACCGCACACAGGTAACACCAGATATATCAACTTATTTAAGTTTAAGTTGTGGTTTTTACACAAACACACTTATGGTTGAAGGAAGTGATTTTTACAATCAAACAGTAGAAACACTACCAGAATTATACAAAGATTTACTTTGGACAGATCCAAAAACCGGGTTAGTTTGGGTACCAAACACAATAAATACTGAAGGAGTAGGTATGTTATTTGCATCTGGAACCGATAAAGATAATTGGAATTGGATGGCTGTTAAATCAGTTGAAATTCCTGAAGAAGATAGAAAAAATCACCCATTCCCCGGCAAACCAGGTATGTTTTTAACACATAAAATGGATATGGTAAATGGTAAATTATTCCCAGAGAGAGATTTCATTGAAGCACTATCGTTTTTAGGGATATTACCAGAATAAATAATTATTCCCAATCGAATTAAAAGCTTGGCTTAGCCAGGCTTTTTTTGTATATTTAATAAAAAATAAAGTTATGGAAATTAAAATATCGTACTGTATAACTGTATGTAATGAATTCATCGAAATTCAAAAATTAGTAAACCATTTACTAAATCATAAACGTATCCAAGACAATATAGTAATATTGTATGATGAAGCTAATGGTGATAAAGAAATTGAGAATTACTTAAGATCACATTCTATAAATGGTGAATTTGCATGGTATAAAGGGGAATTTAAACGTAATTTTTCTGATTGGAAAAATAAATTAAATTCATACGCTACAGGTACTCATGTGTTCAACATCGATGCTGATGAATTACCTCATGAAAATTTAATTCAACATTTACCACTTATTTTGGAAATGAATCCAACAGTAGAAGCATATTGGGTACCTAGAATTAATACACTTAGTGGGAATGAATATGAAATAGACCAATATATTGCAACAATGGGGTGGAATATGAACGATAAAGGATGGATTAATTTCAGTGATCCACAACTTAGAATATTCATTAATTCACCAGAAGTAAAATGGGTTGGTGAGGTGCACGAAACTATAAAAGGTTATAAAACAGTAACCAAACTACCCGATGATGAAGTATATTGTTTATATCACCCCAAGACACTTCAAAAACAAGTGAAACAAAATAATTTATATTCAGAACTATAATGTATACAAATAATCTAAATGAACCAGAGGTTCAACGTAACTTAAATAGTGAAATAAAACGTTTCCACGTTATTAATTACTTAATTGAAAAATATAATTTAGTTAATTACTTAGAAATAGGAGTATTTAAAGGTGAAAATATTAGAGAAGTTATAGCATCCCATAAAGATGGTGTAGACCCCGGAGCTGAAGGGTATACTCCACCCGAAGTAAATTACCCTATGACTTCAGATGCATTTTTTGATTTAATTAAAGGACATGAAGATATAAAATATGATTTAATATTCATAGATGGGTTACATGAAAATACTCAAGTAAAAAAAGACATTGAGAACTCATTAAAACACTTACAACCCCATGGATTCATAGTAATGCATGATTGCAATCCAGTAAGTTATGAAGCCTCTACCCCTGACAGACAAACTATAGCTTGGAATGGGGATACTTATAAAGCATTTATTTT